TTAAAGATTATTAATGAATTAGGTCTTGTATTAAAGACCTTATATAATCCCATGAGAGATAATATAGATAGGTATCTTGAAGAGTTTACTTCTCACGCAGCCTACATAACTTATATTAAAGGGCAAATGGCAGAAACTGTAAATTTTGCTATTGTTAATATTTTCCCTATGATGAACGAAGATGTTATAAATGAATCAATGCAAATCGCAGCAGAACTTCAAAAGTATCAAACCGAAGTTGAAGAAAAGATAGATTCGATTAATGATATTAAATGAAAGGAATAAACATGAATGCATTTAAAATGTTAAAAATGTCAAATGATGAACTTGTTGACTTCGTAGCAGCTATTGAGAAAGAAAGAGCTCATATGGATTTTACTGTTCCATTATTTAAGCATTTGATACCAATAATTGAAAGAGAATTAAATGTCAGAATCTTCATCAAAGAAAAGGATTCAATGTTAGATGCCACATTATAAATATCAGTAGCTTTTAAAATTCTGTATTACTGGGAAGTTAAAAATAGAATCCATTAACATATTTAAATGAAAGGAATAAAAATGAACAAAAACAGATTTCACACTTATTTTGCTTTATCGATGGTTATCGTTGTAGGTTTCTTGCTGGTTATGATAGGAATGGCACATGCAGGTTCAAAAGCAGTTCAGATTGACAGGTTTGAGGCCATTGATAAAATTGGGCCTAATGACTATGATCTGCAAACCTTGAGAATTGACGATCCTGAAAATCCGTTTGTCAGCATTTATGTAACTAACATCATTGGTACAGGATTTCAATGGTCTGATCCAAGCAACACATCAATTGCTTGTCGTTTGACCGGGAAAATTCCTCTTGATAAAGATGGAAAACAGATTGTTAACAAAAAGACAAATCATGAGATTGCAAATTTTCGAAAATCAATCGGAACCAAAGTTATGAAAATTTCAAGAAGTTATGATACTGGAAAGAATGTCTTGATATACAATGTTTATACAACCAAACTGTTTGACGGATCCCTAAAACATTCATTGTCGGTTGTTCCTCTTGGGATACCCCTTATACCATGACGATACCCATAATTATTTATCTTATAATCGAATTAGCTTTCCACCAAACTGTTATAAAACATTATAGAATAACATAAACGTAAAAAAGACCCTGATTAAAGTAATACTATCAAGGTCTTTTTTTGGTTAAATTATACTCTTGATCATGTTTTATCTTTCTTATTATTAGTAAGAAACTTTCATCCATACAACTAAACCTTCTCCAGCAAGAGTTGATGCGATAGCATCAATATCAAATGTTAAAATTGAATCTGCGGATATAGCAGATGTGTCAATTGCAACAGGATATGCGGCAGTAGTACTTGTTTTTTCACCATCATCTATAGTTAACCTGGGTGATAAAACACTTGACCCTGCTTGGTTCATGTCAATTGTTAAAGGAATCGTGCCGGTTCCTGCTGTGTCAACGTATGCGCCAATATCCAAGAGAGTCGTTGCGGCTGGCATTCTAAATTCGCCACCGATTTTTGTTCCTGTTGTATGAGTGGTTGTAGCTGGCAACAATCGCAATTGAATATATTTTATTGAAGCTGTGTCAACATATTTCTTAGTAGCAACTTCCTGGTCAGTTGTGGGGTCAACTACACCAACAATTTTATGTGTATTCATATCCAATGCTTCAGTCTGAGCACCCAGCGCCGTTTTAGGTTTACGTGGTTCATCACGTTTACCGCTGAAAAACCGGTCGCCGTTGACTGCACGGTTATGTCTCCGGCTGCAACTTTTATTATGTCTCCGCTGGTGTAGATTGCCATCTAAACACCACTTATACGGGTTATATAAACAAAATTAACGGTAAGATCCCACGCACTATCAATATCGGCCGCACCTATGGCGCTAGAAACACCTGCATCTCTTATCGAAACTAAATAAAAATATGCAACACTTGGCTGAAATTCTGCCTTTACAGTTGGAAAGCTGCCCCCATGGTTGAGAAGGGTTGCCTCCGCTCTACTTATCCCAGAAAAACCCGCTACTGCGGCCCCAGTGGTAAAAGGTAATGATATCTGTACATTCCCCACTGGTGAACTCTCGCCTGTTATTGAAAGATAACCACTAACATAGCAGAGTTCTCCTATCTTGCAATATGCCAGTTCGTCGTAGCTGCCGCTTACAACATAACTCCCGGATGTAGACCCGACTACCGTTGGTGTATAATAAGCGATATTGATATTGTCATCAGCATATTCTATCCATTCGGTTGAAGTACCATAAAATCTTTTATTTGTATCCTCAACATAGATCTCACGTCTTTCATCACTTGAAGACCAAATAGGTAAAGTGGATACACTTTGTCCATAAAATTTTCCTTTCATATCAGAACCATATTTACGCATTATAAATCTCCTATAAAACTTTTTTATTTTAGATCGAAAATTACTCATGTTTAATCTCCTGAATTTATATAATTAAAAGTTTATTATATTTAAATATTCTATATCATTTTTATAAAATACTAATTTTCTATAGATTGAAATATGCACTTACCTTTGGATATTTTCTTTTATATTTTCTTAAGGAGCTTCTATTATTTTTCGTTTGTTTTTAGGTTTTGCAGCTTCTTTTGCTCCAATTTTAACTCCTAGATATACCCACCAAACTATAACTTTCCACATCCCAGCATCTTTACAAATCATCTGCATAATTTTATCTGCACGATTTCTGTAATCTTGTGGTAATAATCCTAATCTCATAAGTTGATATAAAGCATCATGAACAAGAGATGCTCGCATAAATGTTAGAGTATCAATAGCTGGACCACTTGGACCATCCCAAGCATACCCCACATGTATAGTAAGTTTTCCATATTGATCCATAGTAAGAAAAGGTGTAGAAATTTCATACCCAGAAATATCAGTATTATAAGAATATGTTATATATAATTGATATTTATATCCCTTTCTGTACTGAATCTGCATTGATTTTTTATTTTTCACCTTTAATCTCCTTTTAGATCATTAATAATTTCAACGTAAAAAAGATCTTTTTTTGGTTTAAATATATAATTGATTTATTGTTACTAATAATTTTTGCCAGTGTTCTCTATTTATATTTGTTCTTAAGTGATTACTTTTATTTAAAAAAATAAGGTTTTCTCTTTTATCATTTGTTTTATCATAATCTATATGATGAAGGTGAGCACTTTTATTAAGTAATTCACCTGACAAAGGATCAATATTGCTTTGTGATTCTCTAATATAGTTTCTGAAGTTTTCATTAAAAAACTTTTCTGTATATGGAGCATATCGTTGTTCTCTATCATCAATCCATCTATAAGAATTTGACCCAGATACTTTTTCTACTATTTCAGGGACTCTTAAAGCATGTCTTGCTCCGTATTTTTTTAACATGCTATTTTCATATAAATCTCTTCCTTTTTTAGTTTTCATCGGATGTATATCACCAAATTTTTTTATACATGTGTTCCTTCTGTTATTTTGGAATTTCTCTACTTGGGATGGATTATCTACTCCATATTTTTCTTGACAAGTTTTCTTTTTCTTTTCTTTTATTTTAGGGTCTCTTCCCGGATGTCCATCTTCATATTTTTTATTCCAAGTATCTAAACATTTTTTCATAATATTAGAATTTTGATGTGAGTATTCAACTCCAAATCGTTTCATGTTTGTTTGTTTTCTTTTTTCTTTAAACTCTTCTACTTGGGATGCATTTTCAACACCATATCTTCTTAACATTGTATTTTTTATCTTTTGTATTCTTTTTGGGTTTTTATTATTATTACAAACTCTACAAAGATCAGGAAATCCTTTATCAATACTGCTAAATTTTACTTCTTTATTACAAACTTTACAAATACCTGCATTATAATCAATATAAAATAAATAATAATCTCTTGTAGATATCTTATGAACTCTAAGATGTTTTGTAAAACTATTAGAATTCTTAAACCCAGTTTTCCCACAAATCAAGCATATTTCAGAATTTTTTCGCACGGAAAATTACCCCCTTTTCTTTTTATTTTGTTCTAAGAAAAGGGGGTAATCGACCAAAGTGGTTGATCTAATAGATCAACCATATAACTTATTGTAATTATTGAATAAAAAAGTTGAGTTCTATCTGCTCAACAACTCTTGTTGGTTGTAAAGTAATATTAACATGAATTTTCTTTGTTTTCTTTTCATAGTCTGTTGCACCAACATCAACTGAATAACTATCTAAACCTCTTTTGCTTTTGATAACTTCAAGAAAATCAACAATAGGAGAAGCTATTTGTGTCCAAGTAACTGGATCATTTTGTTCATAAATAAAGAAACGACAAAACTGTTCAATTGCTTTCTTACAATAAAGAACAAGTCTTACAATATTCAAATCCTGTAAAGCACTTGCTTTTGCCTGTGATGTTAATTGTCCCCAAACAACATAACCTGATGAAAACTTAACAATTGGGTTTAGTTGTTTTAAATACATTTGATCACGTTGACCTAATCTTGCATTATATCTTAATTCCTTAATTGAGTCAATTGCTGCTCTATTGAATCCAGCTGCTGCAAACCACAGTTCTGCTACATTATCATTTCTTGGAATCAAATATGACATATGATAAATAGGCGAAAACCAAATATCTTCTCCTGTAAATGCATCAGATACTTTATTATAACATTCATATAAAGCAACATAGAAGTTATTAAAAGTATTTACATCAGTTCTTGCAGTAAGAGCCAAGTTTACAGATGCATTATCACCATTATCAATAATACCAACACAGTCACGTCTTGTTGTACATAATGCACTGATTGCAGTCTTTACATCTGCTGGATATCCTGCGTCATAAACAAGCGTAAAATAAATATTTTCAGTATCTAACATAACATCTTCGTTTACTCCAGTAATAGGATTATCTAAAGTTCCACTATATCCACCTTCAAGAAGAGATTCTGCTTCAGCAGTATCAAGACTTCCATCCGCATTAACGAGTGCTCCTTCAGATCCTTTTCTTAATGGTACTGGTTCGGCAGATGCAAATGCAGTATCTATATTTCCATTTGATAATTTAATTTGATATGAAGAAATAGAATTAACATCAAAGGTTGTAATTGCCCCATTCCATCCCTGTGTTCCGCCAGTTAGATTTCTATCTGGAAATACATTGATTACATCAGCATCAACATTTGAAGCTCCTAACCAACCCCAAACTTCATTGCCTTTTGCATCTTTAGCAATAACAACATACCCAGCATTTCCAGTTTCACCACTAGTTTGCCAATCTGAAAAGTCTTGTTTATTATCTGTGATTGTAGATGAACCACCTGTCAAATCAACTGTAACAGTTCCGATGTCTTTGTCATATACTTTAGCAATTAAATCATAACCACTTGTATATTCTTCATTAGTAGTTTGCATATAAAATCTTAACATTGATGAATATGTTTCTAAAATACTACCGATAAAAATCGAGTCACCAGCATTATCTACTGCAAAAGGATTAAATGAAACATCAAATGACTCAATTATAACATCGTCCCCATCTGATTGTTTTTCATAAATATCCAATACATAGACTCCAGACAATGTCGGATTTGAATGCCCTGTAAGTCGAACAGCAAGTGAGTTGTAATAATCACCTCTTCCAATTGGTACTAAAAACCCCAATGGTTTTATGTCATCATCATCTTCTAAGTTTGTAATAACTTCAGTTTTTGAATTAAGACTACTAACATAAGTAATTGAAATGCTTGCAGATGCATCAACATCAGCTAATTTTGTATCAATTCTTAAATTAGCATATGTAGCATCATCCGGTAAACATCTCATCCAATATAATGCGCCTGATTCACCTAAATGATTATATGCAATATATGGACCTTGTCCGTAATTTTTTGTATAATTAGTAATATTTGGTTCGCCCCATTCGCTGATATAATCAGCTCTTGACCCAACAAAAATAACTTCGTTGTCTCGACCTTTTCTTGATAAACCACACAAGAATCCAATTGTAGATGGGACTGCTTGTACAAATGCTGATAAGTCGATAATTTTAGTAAAAACACCTGGAGATACATTACTCATGATATCTTCCTCCGATTAAATATAAATTTTTCTAATATTTTTTAACCCTCTAATTTAAGTTTCCTTTCTTCTCCAGGTCTAAATTAATAAATCCTTTAAAATCATTCTTTACTCAATTCCTTTTAAAGATATAGGTACCATACAAAAATCAAACGTCTATCTTGTGTTTTGATTAACGATGGGAATGTAACTCTTGCAAACAAACTGAATTGGCCATTATAACCACCAGCACTACTTTCAGCTGAAAATAAACCAGCTTCGCTTAGCTGTTGTCCGTTTGCATCATCAACCCCAATTATAGTTGTAATTTTAATAACTAAATATCTATCATCATTTAAATTATCTGGTTGAAATTCGATTGGATTTGTAATTTGGTCAAAAATCTTTTTATAAAATCCTGTATCTGGATAAACATATGAATCACCAACTCTTACCTCTCCAACAGAATGAGGGTCTGCATAAAGGCTCGACGTTGTGTCCGAAATTACTACAGGGGAATATAAATATTCATCATCATTAATAGGTGGAGTTGGATCGAGAGGGTCGGCTGGTCTTACGCCACCATCTCCAACACCAAACCATTGAAGCCATTCATCTTTTGTAGGATTCACTGATGTATTATTAATATTAACTAATCTTTGTGCCAACATTTCTCTTCCAAGATAAACAATTAAATTACTTTTATGTACTAATTCTTCTTTCCCATCATCAAGTTGCTCATAGATATGTACTTCACCTCGTGGTCTTCTTTCCATAGGCGTATCTATATTAAGTTGATCAACCAAACAGTTGTCACCATACATTTCCTTTACAACAATCGTTGTATCTTTGACCTTTTTCATAATCAGTTTCCTTCTATTTATTTTGATGGAGATTTGCTTTATATTTTGTTCTGAATTTATTAGATGTTTAGTCTTTAATCCAGCGGAAAATAAAGGGTATAATCATATGTAATTTTATTTGATTATACCCTTTAAAAATATTACTCTAAATAAGTCCCACAATTTTCCCACAATTTGGACAATATTTAAAAGAAGATTTGTATGATCTCCCACAACTAGAGCAAGTTAATTTAGATTGTATAGTTAATGGCGAAGGTTGAAAAACAGTATTTGGTTTATTATCAATTCCCTTCATACGAAGAATAATAACTTCAGCTGGTTCAAGATCACCAATTGATCCATATCTAAACTGCTGATTTATTTCACTTCCTTTAACAGTAATCCCCTCATCACTCAAAGGAGTACCTAAAGATTCAGTTCCTAAAGAATCCATTGTTACATTACATTTTAGATTTATATCATTAACTGATGAACTCATTCCTCTAATATTATTGGATTGATTACTTGAAGCATATAAAGTATTATTATAATTCCAATGAAAAGGATCATTGTGATGATAGTGGTGATGTTCTTCATTAATTATAGTATTCTTTATAATTGGTTTTGGAATCTCATATGCAAATTCAACACGAATAATTCCATCATCAATTTTATCACCACGATGTTCTTGTATTTCTTTTGTTTTGTTTATAAACTTAAATTTATTTGTAGCATTGGTTCCTTTTAAAAACCCTTCAAGTTCTGTGCTTGTGTTTGCATTAAGAATTAACGAACTATAATCAAGAACATCTTGGCCATCAATATGAATTTTAACAGAAGCTTTTTTTGAACTTAAATTTTTTAGATAGATTGAATATTCCGAACCAAAAGGAAGGTAAACAAAATCATCTTTAATTCTTAAAATTTTGCCTTTACATTTTACTTCTACAACGAACGCATCTTTGTATGTCATGGTAGTTCTCCTTTTACAGATCACTGACTAGGATCTCGTTTTTTTATTTTTTTATTTAAAGTCAGTTGGTAAAAATTACCCTTTTATATTTGTTCTCCATTATAAAGTAATTATCTATATATATAAATTAGTGATAGGAAACAAACTTACTTATTAACTTCAATAGGAGATATATATTATGAGTTATTGTATGAGTGAAATCATTTATGTACGACATGGTATAAAATATCTGAAATTGGAGAGAAATGAAATCATTAAAGAAGGTGCCTTAAAAATAGTAGTGGGTGCTGACTGTGGGATTGTGGGAACCGAATCATTCCTGGCCCCGTTACAGTTAAGTGGTTGATTCACCCGAAAGGTTATGAGTCCGGATTGGGATAATGCTTCCCCGAA